AGATCGAATAAGAAACCACCACCATTTTTAAAAGGCTGGGAACAATATAAGGAAACAAGACCTGAAAGGGAACTTGTAGAGTCTTGGTTTAAAGATAGGGACAATCTAGTAGTAGCATTAGTTTGTGGCAAATTTGTTGTAGTTGACGCAGATTCTCCAGAAGCTATGGATTGGGTAGAAAAGAACTTACCTGCATGTCCGTACAAAGTGATTACGGGTAAAGGTATGCATTACTACTACAACAACCCAGAAAACTACACTACGTTTGCTACAAGGCGAACTAACACAACCCCTATAGAAAGATTAATTGATATACGTGGTGTGGGTGGCCTTATTATTGCACCATACAACCGTCATGCTAATGGTCAGGTGTATAGGCCTGTCATGATCCCAGATTGGAAACTTCACGACTATAAAGATTTACCGGATTTTACAGAGAAAGAATACTTACAGATAACAGGCGTACCTAAGATTGAAAGCAGCAGACAAACAGCTCCTTTTTCTTTAGACGGGGTGTTAGAAGGATCTAGAAATGATGGAGCGGCAAGAATAGCAGGATATTTAATATCTAAAAACGTAAATTTAGAATTTGTAAGAGTGTTTTTACAGAACTGGAACAAAAACAACAACCCACCATTACCTCAACGAGAAGTTGATTCTGTTGTAGATAATGTAAAAAAGACACATGACCGCAAGAATCAAATAGCTCCATTATTTACACAATCAACTGAGAATATTAAACGTCCTGAAGATCTATTTTCACCACCTGGTTTACTACAGAATATGTTTGATTTTTGTGAAGATATAGCACAAGTGCCACAACCAGAGTTATCACTTGTAGGTGCTTTGGCATTAGCTAGTGTGACCTGTGGGCGTTTATACAGAACCAACATGAATAACTTTTCAAGCATGTACTTTATGGGCGTTGCTAAATCAGGACAGGGGAAGGAAAACATAAAGACATTTATTGAATCTGTATTAAATGCCTCAGATCAAGAAAAACTTGTAGTTGGTGATGGATATACATCTAGCGGAGCCGTACATTCCGTATTGAAGATAAGACCTACCCAAATAACGATTATGGACGAGTTTGGGAAACGATTAGAGGCAATTAGTAACGCGGGCAACACTAACAAAGAAGATGGCATACAGACGCTTATGGAGGCTTGGGGAAGGTGTCATGGGACTCTACGACCAGATAACTACTCTTTAATGGCCGTACAGGAAGAATATAAAGAGAAAATGATGAATAGGGTTACATATAAGCCAGCCATCACATTAGTTGGATTGTCTGTACCTAAGAACTTTTATGGGGCTTTAAATAGCGGAAGGATAGCAGATGGTTTTCTTAACCGTTTCGTTGTGGTGGAGTCTAATGAACCAAGAAGAGTTGGAGCATTAAAAAGATATACAGAACCGCCTATAAATATAATTAATTGGGTTAATTATGTGCGTAGATTAAAAGGTACTTTATCTGATGCATCAAGGGAAAATGCGGAGTTAGATATAAATCAAACCGTATTAGATTTTGATAGGCAATCAGAAGAGTTATTACAAGACTTTGCTAGAGAGATTATTAAACGACAAGACGTACTTGAAAAAGATAATTTAGAACCATTACTTAGTAGATCTAAAGAAAAGGCCATGAGATTATCTTTGCTTTGCACTTTGGCTTCTAATGCTGATGCAAAAAAAATAACCGCAGATATGACCAAATGGGCTATAGATTACATTAGATACTACGATCTTATGTTTATAGAGGCTTGTAGGGACAAGGTGGCTAGTTCTGCAACAGAGTCTAAGATCAAGCAAGTATTGTCATACATTAGATCTAGGAATGGAGAAGGTATATCTAAGAGAGAGGTTGATAGGCACGAATTGTTTAGAAGCATGAAGTCTTATGAAGTAAAAGAGATTATAGAACGGTTAAAAAACGCTGGAGAAATCCAGGAAATTGAAATTAAAGTTGGGGGCAAAGGCAGACCAACCAAAAGGTTTGTTGCGGTAGATCCTAACTTCTTTGAGGAGTAAATATGAAAACACCATCATTTGAAACTAGAGACGATCAGAAAAGAGAAGAAAGAGTAGCGGGATTTTTAGAAGGACTTTGGAGTGTAACTTGCCATAAATTACCAGTAAGTTACTCATTAGATTATTGGATAGAATCAAACGAAAAAAATTATTGGTGTGAGGTCAAATGTCGCACTTTTACTTTTGATAAGTACGATACTTTAATTATATCTACCAATAAACTACGCAGAGGATCTTCGTTTGCTTTAGCTACCGGAATACCATTTATTATTGTATATGCTATGACTGACGGTATTTACATGCATGAATGGAACAAAGACGTTACGTATGATGTAAGAATGAACGTAAGCGATAACCCTACGTATGATGAAGATAACGAACCTTACATACACATACCGCAAGAGGATTGGGTATGCTTGTCAGATAAGCCTTTGGGTATGGACCGTAGCGAAATAGGGTTTAGCCAAGCCTAGAGGGCCTGCCAAACAACTGTTCATCTAAAGCCAACCTATCTTGAGATAGGGGATCTATAGTTGGCATTTCAGTTGTAGCAACATCAGGTAAAGGAATACTAGGAGTTGGTGCTTGTGTAGTTCTTAAAGATTGTTTCGTTTGTTGCTGTAGATCTTGAACACTAGACGTTGCATCTTTTATCAGATCTTTAACAGGGTTTAATAATTCTTCTATACCTGCTTCATCATAAGCGCCGTCCATAATGCCACTTGCAGCCTCGCTAGCTTCTTCAGCTCCCATTCCTAATTCTCTTACTAAAACTTGTCTTAATGATTGCTCGGTCATGTCCATTACAGTCATAATAGATCCTTTATCTGTTTTTGCTATTGCTGCAACAAATCTTGGTGACGCAAACAATCTTCTAGCTACTGCCAATCCCAATACTGAAGGCAATACAGCTATGGGGTTTAAAGCCAAGCTAGCACCAATACCAGCAGCTACTAGACCACCAGCTGCTCCGCCTCTTCCTGCTTCTAGTCTAGTTAAAGTATCTATTTGCCTTTGGAAATTTCTTAAACCTTGTGAAAGTTCTTTACCAAACATAGCTTCTAAAGTTTCATCACCATAAGAATCTAAAGCTGTTTTAAGATTGCCTGCTTTAAATAGATCTGTAATTCTTCCTTTACCATTTAGATCTATAGATTTAGCTAAAAGTTTTTGCATACTGGCTTGTTGTATAGCCGTAAACACTTCAGGACTAACGGTATTTTTTAGTATCTCTATATTGGCATTTGCGTTAGGTCTAAATATTACATTAACCGTTTCATCTATACCTTTTAAAGGTAAATCTGATATAGCTCTGTTAGCTTCAAGTTTTAATCTTTCATCAGATGCTTTAGCCAATTGTTTAAGGCCTTGAACAAATGCTAAACCTTGGTCACTTGCACTTAAACCTTTTATGTTGGTTGTAAAATCATTAACTAAATTTTTAATATCTTGTGGCTTTAGTCTTGGGCTTATTTTATTAACTTGCTCTATTGTATCTCTAACAAGTTTAGCTGTATTTTTACCTGTAGCAGAATCAGTAAATAAAGAATCCAACTTGCCTGGATAATCTCTTTCAAATCTTTTAATTTCTTTAGCAAACGTAGTGAAGTTGATTGATTCATCTACAACATCTGTAGAGGCTCTAAACGCATCAGCAAACAATCTTTTCTTTAGTTGTGACTTTAAAGTTCTTTCTGCGTTTGCAGGTTTACCTGCTTGAACCATATAGTTGTCATAATCTCTAAGAGCTTTAAATATATCATCTAAGTCTCCTTTTTCTCCATTTAAAATAACTTTTTTGTAAACTTCATCTGCGTTATGCGCACCCTTATGTGAGTTGGAAATTATTTTTTTTATTTCTAGCCTATCAAAAGGTGCCATCCTTTCTGCTGCAATTTTATTAGCTTCTCTTAATTGTTTTATTGCGTTATTTACTTCTCTTACTGCTGGACCTTGTAACTCTATAGTCTCATCCCCTAAACCGGCTAATTTTATATTTTTTGCTAGTTGCACGTTAAATTCCTCTACACCTTCAATTTCTAACTGACTTAAAATACTGTCTGGCTGACTTCTTCTAAACACTTCGCCATTTTGATTAACCCTTGAATCATCAAGCTTACGCATAATTTCTATAATTACTTTTCTTTCTGGACTTGCTTCAAGTGTGTCTCTAGAAATAACATTTAATTTTGAGTATGCATTTCTAACATGCGAAAGATTTACAGGAATTGACTCATCTGCGGCAGCCCTTCTAAAATTTACTAAAGCAGCTTCTATTTTGTTAACAATACCACCATCCAATTCGTCTTTATTATTAACACCCCACATAAAATCAGAGTCTTTGTGCCGACCAATAAGTTTTAAAGAATCATCAATATTTTTAACTACAGTAGTTCTAACTATTCTGTCTAGAGTTTGTGCTGTTAATAACTCTACCCCTGTTTTACCTTCTGTTGAAGTAAGTTGTTTGAACATACCGTCAACTGCTCTGTATTTTGTACCTAAATCAATCATCACTTCTCGTCTAGCTCTACCTAAATTCTCCATAAGAATTTGTCCCAAAGCTGCTCTACCTGGTGCATCCGCGTAGTTGCCAACCTCTATTGCATCATCCACTACGTCATCTAAAAGCTTTTTTAATTGTTGAGTAACCGTTTGTTCTTTTAATCTAAGGGCCTGCAAGCTGGCTTGTACCTGCTCATCTAAACTACCTTTGGTTGCATCAGATATAGATTTTTGCAGTAACGCATTCTCACCACCAATCTCTTTTAATAGATTATCTATTTCTGCCCTAAGATATGCGGCGGTTTCTTTGTCTCTTGTATTACCTAATACCTGTTCAGAAATATCTTGTAACCTACCAGGCAATTTAGCTCCTAGAGTTGCTTGTGATGCTATACCTTTAAAATCAAACGTTGCTACTCTACCATCTCTTACGGCTTTTGCTATTTGTCTTTCTGTGGCTTCCTTACCAAGACTCGCATCTAATTTTAAAATATCAGAAGCAGATCTTCCTTTGGCCATTTGTCTGTTTAACCTTAAATCAGGTGTTGGTGCATTTCTGCCAAGAAAAAGTTTGTATCCCATACCGAATAATTCACCAATACCTTGACCAATAGACCCAAACAAAAACTCCCTACCAAATAGATCTTTTAATTCATCTCTTTCTTGTAACTGAAAACCCTCTTTATAATCTAACGCTTCTTCTCCTGCTTTACCTACAGAAGAACCAACACCAGCCGAAAACATTCTAGCTATCCTTTGTCTACCGCCAAATAAAGCTGTAAGGCCTTTAATTATTCTTGCTTGTGGCAACATAAAAGTTATGGCCCCTGCTATTGGGCCAGCAATACCAGCAAAGTCTGTTAAGTCTCCTGCTTTTAGATTAAAATCATTTTCATCAATAATTGTATTTAAGGGTATTACTGAACCGTCAGTAAGAGTTTTAGTTTGTATTGGTAAGCCTAACTCTTCTAAGCCTGTCGGAGTTAAAGCAACTTGTCCTTTTGTATTTCTTGTAAAACCTGAAGATCCTACAAAATTTTCTAAAACTGTTTCTTGTTCTCTGGCAGTCTCTGCTCTTGCTAGTTGCGCTCTAAGATTTCTTAAAGCGCCTTCTCTTTCTGTTCCTTTATCAACTAACCGTTCAAACTTACCTCTAACCCCTGTCTCGTAGTCAAAATAAAGTTTGTCATAAAAGGGTGAAATAGCACCAGAAGCTATAATAGCTTTTACTTTTTTCTTAGCTTCGTTTTCTGAATCAGCTTCTACAAACTCAAATACACCATCAGAAATATTTACTTTGTATCTAGGCATTATTCTAATTCTAAGGTTGTCTCAATATAGCCTGAAGAATTTGCTCCTAATCTATATTCATTAGCAGTATCAAAGTCAAAATCTATGATTCTTTCAAGTAATGATCGATTTATATCTATTACTGTAGAAGGATAGCCTTGTCTTTGTAAAGCGGTAGCTCTAGAAATAATTTCATTTTGCCCAGCCCTCATTCCACTTATTATATTAGCTCTACTATTTCCTAGAACTTTTTTCAATTCAGCAGCTGAAGTAAATACAGTTACCTCACCAAATATTTGTGCAACTATTTGTCTGTCTAAATTTGAAATAGTTTTACCTGATTCTCCTAAAATATTTCTAACAGATCTTTGCGCTGTTATTTCAAGAACCTTTTGAGTTCTTACTTCAGGAGATAGAGCATCCCATTCTGTTTCACCATAACCAGCAGCATTTGCAATTTTATCTTTCCATTGTCCAAAAAGACCTGATGTACCAAAAGCCTCTTCCACTTTAGCGTCTTCATTAAGAACTTGGTTAATGTCAGATAATATTCTTTCATCTTCATCAAAGTTCTTTAACGCAGTTCCAATTTCATCTTCAAATTCTACATATTTCACAACATCAGCAGCAGACATAGGATCTGCAACTTGAGCATCAAGCGCGGCTTGAGCTTTAGCAAGTCTCAATTTAGATGCAAAGTCTCTTTCTTCTTGTTCAGCCATCAACTCTCTAGCGGCCCTCTCTTCAGCAGCCTTAGATGCGCCAAGTGATAAACCTGTTCCCATTTGACCAGTTCTAGTTAGTTCGCCACCAACATTTCTAATAAAGTCTAAGAACCTGTCAGACCCAAAGAATCCTGGTTCTTGTAGTTTTCTAGTTACAGGATCTCCTCCGATAATCCTTCGGTTTTCTTTTATTGAGGTTGAAATAACAGGGTCCCCTTCTATTGAGGTTTCGATAGCTGAATCGTCTTCAATACCATCTTCAATACCATCTTCAATACCATCTTCATCCTCTTCTCCAATTAAATCAGGCAAAGAAATTAATTTTGGCTCAAGTTCTTCTATAAATTCATCTTGATTTAAACCGGCAAATTTATTTTCTACATCTGTTTCGGTATCAACTTTAGTTTTGTCGGTATCAACTTTTGTTTCAGCAGGTTTTATTTCCTCAAGAGCATTCTCAATTTCATTAAGATCGGAAGAAGAAACACCAGCTGTTTGAAGCGCCAATATGTCAATCTCTTCAGGGTCTAAGCCGCCTCTAGCTGTATAATTTGGATCAAAACGATCTTTTTCAAAAAAAGCTCTTGTGCGTTCAGCTGCACCCTCTCCGCCAAAAAATCCAATTGGACCAGGTAAAGTTTTTTCAGCTGCTTCACCTAATACATCTCTAACGCCTCTGCCAGCTCCCCAAAATGCACTTCCAAAATCTTCGGGAGCTGACCAAGGAGATCCTCTTCTTTCATCAAGTGTTTTACTGCCTCCCCACATTTTAAAATAACCTGGCTCGTCTTTTTCTATAAACTCTTTAAGAGCTTTATCAACATTTTCACCTCTTTTTATGCTGGGTGAATTAAACAGTCTATAAAGTCTTATACCCTGACCTCTACCTTCTTGTATATCTTTTATGCCTTTAGACCAATTAATAATACGTCCGTCACTTAATTGTATGTCATTCGGTCCCATAAGAGCTTCAACTCCTTCTTTAACTTCTTCTCCTCCTTCAGCAACCTCCTCCACACTAATGTCGTCATCATTCAAGCCTTGTAAGTCTTCAGAAAAATCTTCAACATTAGGATCCAATATCTCCGACCAAATAATATCATTTGGTCTAAGAGTTTCAGGTGGATTAAGATATTTGCCTTGTTGGGCGTAGGGACCAAGCCTAGGATCAAGAGAAGGATCGGCTGGGGGTAAACGGTTATCAACTTCTGGATAAACCTGAAAACGATAATTTCTCATTTCATTAGGAACCCCTGGCGTTCCAGGATTAACTGAACCTCCAACTGCTGTGGCAATATTTTCTATTTCAGAGTAAGTAAGTCTATCTCCTAATAAATCGAAGATTTCTGCGGTATCGTATCCTTGTGAAGAATAGTATGCAGCCAACTGTTGTAAATTTATAGCAGGTGAATTGGCAGCATTACCATTAGCAAACATTTTCCTTTCTGAGTAACTCATTAAGTTGCTCTTGGTGGTTGTAGTGCGGCATAAGCTGAGAAAGCAGCACCAAGACCTTGTGCGCTTGGATCAGGAGCCATACCGTATGTTGAATCAATTCTACTGCCTGCTTGTTGATACCCAGGTAGCATAGAACCAATAGTCTGCATAGTTTGCAACGGCCTCATTTGTTGTCCTATCTGTTGGCCAAACTGTCTTCCATAACCTGTGTCTTGTATGCCTCTTGCGGTAGCTCCCATACCCATAAGTTCAGATCTTTGACCTCTACCTAATCCTTCTAGGTTTGTGCCGATACCGGCTAATTGACCACCATATCCTGCTAACTGCGCACCTAACCCACTAGCTCCTGCTGCTCTTTGTTGTCCAATTCCAAGCAATCCTTGTGCAGCAGCTCTCTCAGCCTGTCTTTGTCTAGAAAATTCACCCAATCCAGTTTGTTGCGCTTCACTAAAACCTCTTGATCTTATGTTGCCTAAAGCTTCTGCCAATCCCCTTCCCAAAGATTCTCTCCTCTCTGCTGCACCAAGTCTTGCTCTAGATCCAAAAGCAGATTCGCCTCCAGCCGATATACCTTGCGCTCTAGCTGCTATATCTCTAATATCGCCTTGCTCCATAATGTCATCTATAGTTTGTTGAACCACTCTGTTCTCGTAAGGATTGTAGAATTGTTCGGTCATACTTGGATCGTATGCACCTACAGTCCCTTGTATTAAATTTTCAGCTTGTTGGAAATAAGGATCTTGTAATTGTTCTGCTCGTCTTGATTGACTAATAGCTTGATTTATTAAATTTTGTTGTTGATCAAAAAATGGTTGAAACTGACCAAGACCTGCCTTGGCTCTTTGTCTTGCTAAAGTTTCTAAAGGATCTAATCCAGCAGTTTGTTGTAAAGGAACATCAGTTCCAATTAAATTAGCACCTGCCTGTTGTAATTGGTTGTAAAAACCAGGAGTGCCTTCAGTTCCAAAATACAAAGCCCGTATTAACGGGTCTGACATAGTTTCAGAGCTTATCTGACCCTGGAGTACCGGATCTATTGTGTTAGCCATTATGTTATACTCCCTAAAGCATTATATTTTTCAAATGTATCCATTAATTCATTCATAACATTAACGCCTTTTTTTCTATTTGGTTTACTTGCTGCTATTAACTCTATACCTTTTTTTGTTTTATTAAATTTAAAACCACCGGCTCCGTTGTTAGCAGCAGCGGTCATAACAAACTCACCATCACTAAGCATAGCAGGTACGTCATCTGAAGTTCCTGTTCCAGGACCCTCTGACTCACCACCCTGACGCATATCAAGTTCTTTTACGGCCATACCACCTTTATTAAAATGTTGTCTACCATAACCTATTGGGCCGCCACCTGCCGCAGCTTGTCTAGGCCTTACGCCTAAGTCAAAACCAGCAAATACAGGTGCTGGATTCAGATCGGGTCTTATGGATTGCCTTATGTCGGTTAAACCACCTTCGGTTTTCTTAGCTGCATCTTTAACTACCTTACCGTATAACAAAGCAAGACCAGCCATCTTAGGATCTATACCGCCAAAGCCTCCACTTCCAGAGCCTCCGCCTCCTCCGCCGCCTGCGCTATCGTCTCCACCAAAAAATCTATATACTCCACCACCACCAGGATCTAATCCTAATTGATCGTCCATAAACTCTTGTATTGGGTTTTGTTGACCAGGAGTGCCACTTACTACTCTACTTAACCAAGATTGATTAGATGTAGCACCTGGTATGTTTAATTTTGTTCCAATTTGTAAAGATGTTGGATTATCAAAAACGCTTGAAAGTTCTGGGTTAGCTGCTCTCAATTCCTCTAAACTCATATTATTTTTTTCAGCTATTTCCCAAAGAGTGTCACCTGACTGTACCGTAGTAGTAGTTGGTGCGGCAGCTTGTCGCATGAAGGGATTAAAACCTAGATCACCTGAACCTACAAGTTGCCCCGTAGTAACGTCAAATCTTTGACCAGTACCTCCGAATAGACCACCCCATCCTTGTTGTTGGTCGCTAGCCATACTTTTTAATACGTTGCCCCCATATGATATAGGAGCAAATTCCATAACATTTTTACCAGCAGCATCTTTAACTATATTACCTGCGGCATCACGTTTAGCTACTTGACCTATGTTTCTAAATGCATCTCCAAAAGTACCTGTAGCTGCGGTATATGCTCCTCCGCCTTGTCCAATTTTTCCAATTTTGCTAAAAGCACCACCTTTTCCTGTAAGGGCTTGATTACCTCCAGCCATTAAAGTAAAGACGTCCCCAAGACCCCCTTCCCCTTTAGCTATTTTGAGTGCCGCAGCTCCTTTTTGGTATACAGCAGCAAACGGTTGCCAAGGACCAGGAATAATAGCTGCAACAGGTGCAATCTTTTTAACTACTTTCTTAACGCTTTTGGCTAGCTTTTTTATAAATCCAAATTCTGCCTGTCCTGTAATAGGGTTAATAGACATACCCTGACCCACTTCATATTGATTTGGGTCTAAGCCTACAGCGGCCATTTCTCTTCTTATTATTGCTTTTGTAGCGTCTGATATGACTGGCGGGACCACCATTTCGCCTGGTGCAACGTGTGCCATAAAACGATCTTCGTTACGTCCTAGTGCTGCTAAACCTTTTCCTGAGTTGTCTATTATGTTCATTTTTAAATTCTACCCTATTCTTCTATACATTTTAACCAAAATACAAGTAAGTATCTATTTCCTGATTTTACCCTTAATCCTCTGTGCATATGGGTAAAGCTCGGGAATATTAGAGCGTGGCCTGTAGGTAATGGTTCAACAATACCACGATTTAAAAACTCAGTTCCTCCCCCTTTATACTCACCAGTATTTAAGGGGACAACCATACTAATATCAGCACTAGCATCATGATGCCAAGCGCCTTGTTTTTTATCCTTTAAATTATAGTTAGCTATTTGAATTGCGCCACCATTTACGTGTCTATTCCAAATACTTAAAAATATCGGATTGCCTATAGTATATATTGTTTGGAACAAAGAGTTATATATTTCTGGACAATTATCTTGAAAAGTTATTTCAGGTATTTGCCTTAAAGTGTCCTCTTCTGGATTAGGAGTAAATCCATAAAAGTCTTCTAAATTATGCATTTCATCCAATAATACTGAACAAAGTTTTTCTGAAAAGAATGGAACCGTATAAACATCTTTTAACGGTTCTTGTATAACTTTATGTAAATTATTGTTTACAGGGTTGTTATTTCCTTTGTTTTCATAAAAATCTATTATATTTGGTAATGAGTGCTTAACTGCATCAAATGTTTGTTTATTTATATACCAGTCAGCAGGATGTTCTAATAATATATTTTTTGTTTTATATTCTTGTATTTCTGCTGTTTCAGACATTTTTAAAAGCTAGCTACATTAATTGATATATCGCCATTAGTTTTTATATCTACTTTACCTAAAGAAGTAGATAATTCAAAACCAAGATCGTTTATTCTTTCACCTATATCTAGCCATTTAGATCCTGTATAAACTTGCAATACTCCTAATGTTGTATTCCATATAATACTTCCGGCTAAAAAATTTAAAGTGTTTTTGTCAGTATCATTTACTTGTTGAGTTTGATCAACATCAACAGCACCAAGGTTAATTTCTAGTATTCTTACTAATCTGTTAAAAATATCCGGACTTACATCCCCTATAGCAATAGGAAGTTGGGTCTGTAAGATTTTGCTCATCTTTTGCCATCAGGCCTTACATCAATCCTTGTAGCTCCCAATCTCCACCCAATATTTAGATTACCATTATTACTAGCATCATCATCAGACTCAAATCTTAAAACCATTTGTCTTGCTCGGCCTCTAATGTAAGCTTGCTGAGTGCTAGCTTGTATAGCGCTGGTAGAGTTGGTTGTTAAAGAATCTCCAGGAAAGTTTCTTGTTTTAACAACAATATTGACTGAGCCGTTTTGATTACTATTTTGAATAAATTTAAAGTCAGGAATAATTCTTCTAATAAAAGTAAATTGCTCTCCATCTCCTATATCAAAATCAGAACTTTCTATAAATACATTTGTCATTGGCTGACCGTCAGCATCAAAGCCATTTTCTTGTTGATAGAGATACCCGTCACTAACAGCTCTAGGAAAATTTTCTATCCCAGCATCTAACCAAGCCGTTCTACTTAAAGATCCATAAAACCAAATATTTTCAACATAATTATAAATTACATATCTATCTACTTCTGTAGAGCTTTCTGAACAATAAAACCATCCAACCTCATTTTTATCTGCAATAGTAAAAGCATTTATCTTAAAAGATTGAGTAAGGTTTATGTCACTAAAAACATAGTTTTGAACAGTACAAGGAACATTTTGAACGCTTCCATTATATACATAGAAATTGTTATAGCTCATCCAATAAATTCCTTGAGGAGCTGTTACAGCAGCTTTAGGACCAACTAAACCTATACCTTCGTTTATTAAATTAACTCCAAATGTAAAAGGAGGTCCTATAAACTGCATACTATATAGCGCAGTATCAGTCCAAATTAATATTTCTTGTCTTGATTTAACAGCACCAATAATAGAAGATCCAGAAGATAATCTAAGAGATCCAGCTGTATTCGTAGTTTTTGGTTCAAATTCTAATTCATTTTCTTGATCACTAAACGCAATTAACATAGGGTCAATTGCACCAGTTCGTGTTGTCCCAGAAATAGGATCTGCTCCTAACACTATTAAATGTCTATCTTTCTCTGAAGTGATTACTTGTAAACCTACGGTAGGCACTTGGTTTGCTCCGCTAATACCAGATAACTGTACTGCTCTTGTGGAAGTGCCATCATTTTCAACCCATTTATATATGCCAGCATTTCTTTGATTAATAATTAAATTTTCACCAAAGTTATCATGTGTCCATATTCTTAATTGATTGGTGTTTGATAAAGCTGTAGTAGAGCCAAAGGCTCCTTCTCCCCATCCATTCAAACCCCAACCAGTACCAGGCACATAAACATCCAGACCCACATTTAATTGATAAGCTCCGTCTACTCCAGATCCTCCATTACCGCTATCGCTTGAGTTGGCAGTTACAGTATTTCCAGATGTGTCTTTTGCTTCAAATGTGTAGGTATTGGCAGAAGGAACTGAAGTAATTTGATATTCTTGATTAAGAACAGCAGCAGTTACTAAACCCCCTAAACTAACTGCACCAGATATAGTAACAAAATCATTAATTACGGCCCCGTGGCTACTGTCGGTAGCTGTTATAGTAGAACTGCCATTAGTAGCTGAAAAAGTAATACTGTTTGTTGAAGTTTTACGAATAGGGGTAATGTCGTAAAAACTACTTCCTTCATTTATATAATATTTCCAAGTAGTTCCTAAACCTAAAAACTTAGTTCCCCCTAAAGACACCCAAGAATGTAAAGACCTTGCTGTACCTAAAAAAGTGTTTGTGGTGACTTTACTCCAACCTCCAAATTTCTCTGGTCTACCTTTTCTAAAACGAACTAAATTACAATCAAACCAACCGCCTTCATTATCGTAATCGGTTCCTTCTCTATAGATACCAGGTCTAAATATTGTTTTCTGTAAAGGCATTTAAACATTACTCCATTCTTTCCCTTCAAACAAATTTGCTTCAGCTTCTCTTCTTTTTACTAACCCTTCTAAAATTACACCTCCAGATTTATTCCATCTTTTAATTTGTCGTGGAATTTCATCATATTTGCTTCCATTTAATAACGTTAACATTGTTGAAGATTGTAGATTGTTTGGACCTAAGTTATAAACCCAAGATGTTAAAGCATCAAACTGATTTTGTTCTAAAGGCACTTCAACCATATCGTTTATGTAACCTTCATATTCAATCATCTCTTCTTCTAAAAGATAATTAGCTTCATCTTTGTTAATTCTGTCACCTTCTTTTACGTCTTTAGTGTGACCATATCCAATGGTCCACACGCCAGCCGGACACTTATATGCTTCTAGCTCACACCCTTCAAACTTTTTAATTAAAGCTATTCCTTCTTGTGATATTTTCATGTTACCCCCAAATTTTTGTTTTCGCCCCACCAAAATAAGGCACCGCATGGCCTTCTTCAATAAGCTTTTCACAAATGTCTTCTCCATTCTCAGTATAAGGTACACCTAAGATTCTTCCATACTTACCTTTACCTAATGATTTTACTTTAAATGTACCCACACAAAGTTCTTTTAACCTTTCTTTTGCCTTTAGACCTAAAGCTTTTTCAGAAAGATTTCTAGTACGGCTCTCTGGAGTATCTATACCCGCAAGTCTAACTCTTTGCTTGTGTAATCTTACATCAAAACCTAAATCTAATACGCAATCAAAAGTATCGCCATCTATAATTCTATCTAATGTTGCTCTATAAACAAACTCATCTGGTGAATTATTAATCTTTTTCTTCTTCGTCATTATCGTAATCTCTGTAAAATTTAACAATACCTAATATTTCTTTAATATACCTAGTAATATCTGCTATATCCATACTTAAATGTTCGTATTCTTTACTTGATAAAGTGTAATACGCTCGTCTAGGAGCTTCGCCTTTTTCAAGATTAGTTAGATATTCTTCCATTCTTTCTGGTGTCATTATCTCCCACTCAACAGGGTCCATTTGCACTTCCATGGGTAGTGGTGGGTGGTACATAGGTGGCCGTTCAGCTATTGTGGTAACTGAAACAGGCTTGGCTTTAGCTGGTATTAAGGAACAACCAGATGCTATTATTATAAAACTAACTATTATTGCTATCTTTTTCATCAAATTGGTATGGGTCTGTTAATTCTTCTAATTTTTCTAAAACTCGTTTTGAAGCTCTGTTAATTTTGCCTTCCATAAGCTCTGGTTTTTCTAGTGTTAGTTCATCCAAATCATGTGAAGCAAATGTTTTTCTTAATTTATTTACATCACGCATTGCTTCTTGCTTTTCTTTTTCTAAAGCAATTAATTGATTTTGTGTTTGTTTCTGTTTATTAAGATGATTTTCAATAGCTTCGTTTTGTTCTTGTATTTTAGTTTCAAGAATTATTTGATTGCCTTTTAATGTGCCTATATCATCTTGCAGTCTATCTATCCAATAGGCTGATCCAGCAATTGTAGCTAGCAATAAACCACCCATTATTAGACCTATTTTCATAATTAATTAGCTAAAGGATTTTTACTGTCTTCTAACTTATCTAATTCAATCCAGATTCTTTCTACATCACTTGTTAAAGCAGCTACAGATGCTTGAGTATCACTATTATCGGGTATTTTTATACTGTTTATTTGCTTTTCTAAGTATGTAACTTGAGTTTCTATACTAGCAAAGCGTTCTTCAATAGCTTGTTGTGCATCTTCTGTTTCACCCAGCCCCCCTATTTTATTTTCTAGGTTTTCTAGTCTATTAACATATCCAGCTCCTGCATATCCAAAGCCAGCTAGCGTACTTACAATAGTTGCTAAAGCAATTAATTGACCAGCTTTTGATTTAAACCATTCCATATTCTTCTCCTATAAATTGGGTTGTTGTCCAATCATATTATTCATTAAACTTATATTATTGCTTGCTAAACTATAAAAAGCATTAACATTATCACTTATATTTATATCATTATAAATATCTCTAGATTGATACCAAGTTTCTTGTTTAGGTATTTCATAAGTTTTATATACTTCAAATGCTGGCACATAACCTAAATAAGCTATTAATGTTGATTCGTCTGCGTATTGTCCTGTTTCTTGTTGTTCACTTTCTGCTTGTTCTTGTTGTTCTTTTATATTATTGGCAATAATTTCATCAGCTATTTGATCTGCTTCACTAGCCGTCATAACACCTGAAACTGCTGTATTAATTTCTCCCTGCATATTTTGAACCTGGACATCGGTCATAACTATTTGTGGGTTATTATCAAATGTTGGCAAAGGAGTTATAACTGTAGAAACACTACTAACTGTTTGCGAACTACCTCCTGACATACTACTCGTATCTTGGCTTAAAGAAAGGATTGTATTCGTTTGCACATTTGCAGAAGTTATTTGGTCAGACATGCTTGGTGAACTGCTTGTGCTAATTCCGCCGCCTGTAACAGAAGAATTGACGGCACTCCTATTTATGCTACTAGAGCTACCACTACTATTGCTTCCACTTGAATATCCTGTCGAAGAACTACTAGAAGATGCATTACTATTAGATGCTGTTCTTATAGACTCACCAACAACATTTAACATAGTTGAAGTTATCCCACTTCTTGATGTTCTTTCTTCTGCAATTAACTCTGTTTCTTCTTCTTCAAGGATTTCTTCTTCTCTTTCTTCTAACGCAACTCTTTCTTCTTCTGCAAACTGTTCTTCTATTTCTTCAAATATTTCTTCTACCACTTCTTCTTCAGCATAAAGTTCTTCTTCAGCTTCTTCGGTTCTTTCTTCTGCTATTTCTTCTCTAATTTCTTCTTCAAACCATTCATCAAGTTCTTCAATAGTTTCAAACTCTATAAAAGTATTAATCTGTTCAAAATCTTCTATTAAAACAGTTTCTTGTAATATAAATTCTTCTATAAGTTCTTCGCTTGGGTTAATTGTAATCACATCGTTTCTTTCAAATTCGTTATGGGATAGTAAGAACTCAGGCTCATTAAATACTTGAATATCATAAATATCATCTATAACGTTAAAATCTGGTAAAGGATCTATATCATCAAATAAAGGTTCTTCAAAACCAACATTATTAAATACATCCTCATATTCAAAAACAAAAGTTTCATTTGGTTCAAAATCAAATTCCTCTATGTAAGAAAAAATATCTTCTTCATACCCAAAGTTATCATCAAAACTAAAGTTTCCACCCTGCATATCTTCCTGATAACCATAATCAAAGTTATCTTCTATGAAATAAGCTACTGACGCTTCTTGCGTGTAACCAGCACAAAAGGGTGCGTATTGTGAATCTTCACTACATTGTTGGTCATCGTAGGCTTCCCAATAAGAAGGACAGGACTGACTATACAGCGAATCCAGATTACATTGCTGAGTTAAATAAGCTGCTGCATAACCAGCACAATTGACTGAAGTTAAAGGAGTGGCTGTACAAGCTGATTGGTCTGTACCATCACCATATAAAGAGCCACCATCTTCTAATAAAGTATTAAATGTAGAATTATTCCAATCAGTATTGACACAAGTTCCCGAAACATTGGTGGTTCCTGTATTACATTCATCATAAAAAAGATAAGTATATATATCTGAAGTAGTTGGACCTTGTTCTCCTATAAGTACATCATGGCTAATAATATCTAATTCGCCATAGCGATACTCATAAGTATTATTAGGGTATAACCAAACTTCTAAGCTGTTATCAGAATTAGCACGATTGAACTCCCTCATCTTATACCAACCAAAAATGGTGTAGTCATCAAAGGCTTTGGCTTTCATAGCTGAACCATTGTCTTTTATCAAATCAGTCCAGAACACAAATAAAGTATTAGTGTATTGCGGTAGAGGATCAGGTGTGTAGTCTCCACAATAACTGCCTGTCAGGTTAAAGTGCAGACAACCATTAGTAGCCATTCTCGCTTGAGTATAATCATTACCATAAAAGGTAAAGGTAAAGCCTAAGTTAAAGGCTCCTGAAACTGAATCATCATTAGAACCTAGTCCTGTAGAGCCTGAAGAATTTGTTTGTAAATCATACAAGTCTTGGTTAGCTTCATAAATGTAGTCAGCTTTTACTATAGGAGTAATTAAGCCTAATAAAAACCCTAAAGCTATACCCAATCCCCATGATTTAAGCATATTATTTTTCACGATACCATACATTGTGACCAGACTTCTGAGTCAGTCCATTTTTTACATTCTTCCCATTTATTAGATTCATCTTTAACTTGTAAAGAAGAACAACTAAAGGCAAAAATTCCTGATAAAACTAAACTAGCTGCAAAACACCAAATAAGACCTTTATCTTTTTTATGAGGCATTATTCCATTCTTTCTTACACTGTTTGGTTGATTTAGTTTTCTTAGTCAAAACCTTTCTTACTCCACTAACAATATCTTTGTTATACCCTGTATCGTTAGGATTCAATCCTTGTTTACATCTCTTAATCCAGTTAGTTTTGTATTCTTTAGCATCAGGTCTTTCTGAAGGATTAGTTTTCCAACCTTCTGAAGCTTCTTTACCTATTTTGCCCATATAAGGGCATGGAGTTCCTGCCATTTCCATTGCTTGAAACACCCTAACATCTTGGCAAAGTATAGATACGGCAGCTACCTTCATGCCCATATCGTATATATATTTACTAAGTTTAAGTCTTTCGCAATTTTCGTCTGTAACTGTTCTGCCGCCAGATATACCAAACACCTGGCCTTGAAACGCTCCTGATCTACCAACGGTACAAAGGTCTTGCGAATAAGACATGATGCTTGGTGCGATGAGTTGAATTTGACTCATTTATATTTCTATTTGTATTGTCTGATTTAGTGTTATTGTTGTTTTCGTTTACGTTGTTCGTTTGTACGTTTGATTCAGACGTGCTTTCATTTTTATTTACGTTTGTGTTGTTACTTGTAGACGTTGAAGTGTTTACATTCGTATTTGTATTATCAGTAGTGCTAGTGTTATTAACATTCTGATTAACCGTTGAATTAACTGTTGAATTAGATGTAGAAGTCGAAGTATTAACATTCGTATTTGAGTTTGTATTATCAGTAGTAGCTGTTGAATTAGCAGTTGTTGTATTTACATTTGTATTAGTAGCTGTCGAAGTATTTGTATTCGTATTTGAATTATTAGCAGTCGAAGTCGAAGTATTTGTATTCGTTGCAGTCGTAGTGTTTGTGTTTGTATTTGTGTTCGTGTTTGTATTCGTGTTTGTATTCGTGTTTGTATTTGTATTATTTGTAGTCGTAGTGTTAGTTGTGTTTAGGTTATTGTTTTCACAATACTGCGTACCATTAGCACAACCTGTTCCAGTTTGATCTGGTGCATCAGCATAAAGATTAACATTAAAAAACACTAATCCTAAAAGAATTAATTTGTAAACATCCTTTTTCATTATTTGTCTTTTTCACCTTTAAAACTCTTAGAACTACCTGAAGTGCCTGCATAAAGACCAAACCAAGCTGCACCTGCACCTACTACAATAGAGATTAATCCTGATTGTTCAAAGCTAGGTTCTGCTAAATCCATAAACCAAAAAGTAGTGAAATAAAGCAAATACATATAAACACTTAAAAAGGCTCTAGGAAATATACGCCAAGAATCAACTGCTTGGGCTAAATGAATCCATCTTTGATGAGGGTTTTTAGTTCCTTCATCTTCTAACTCTCTGATTCTATCTTTTAAATCAGCCTTCTCTTGTAACAATGCCATGAATTTATTAAGGTCAATTTCAACCTCATTTCTATCCATGTCTCCGCCAAATCTTCCTGTAGGCTCTCTATCGTTCATGTTTTATAAAAATTTAACTAATA